ATTATCTATAGCATTACGTTTTCCTATAAAAATTCCTGGAATTATCTCTACTCGATTATTCATTTTGCTTAAATACTTAAAGATTTAAAAAATTGAATTAAAGTTAAATAGCGTTAAATTATTAAATCTTTAAATGAGTTTAGAAATATCGAGTGACTTATGGGACGCTTTTAAAGAAGAATCATTTGAATCATCTGATTCTGAAGGCGTAGAACTTTGTCTTCATTGTGATAGTGAAAACTTGTTACTAGATAATGGACATGTAATTTGTCAAGATTGTGGAACTATTAATAGCACTAGTATAGACTGTAATGCTGAATGGAGATATTATGGAAATGACGACAGTAAATTCTCTGATCCTACTAGATGTGGATTGCCTACAAATGCCTTACTTCCTCAAAGTAGTATAGGTTCTACTATATCATTTAAACATAATGAAAGTTATGATATGCGAAAGATTAGAAATTATCATATGTGGAATGCTATGCCTTATAAAGAAAGAGCTCTTCATAATGTTTTTGAAAGCATTCAAATTAGAGCAGTTAATAGTGGTATTCCATTGTGTATTATAGAAGAAGCAAAGATTCTTTATAAGAAAATATCTGAGAAAAAAATATCTAGGGGGAACAACAGACGTGGCATTATTGCTAGTTGTATTTACAAAGCTTGTTGTATTCAAGGTTCTCCTAGAAGTAGTCAAGAAATTGCCGACATTTTTAAAATTAGCACAAAGAGTATGACTAGAGGTTGTAAGAATTTTGATAATATTATGAACTATAATAAACACGCTACAATTGACTCTAATGGTAGTAATTCAGTTGATTTTATTAGGAGATTCTGTAGTCATTTGAATTTAGCAGAGTCGGTGTATCAAATTTGTAAACATGTTTGTGAGAAAGCTGAAGAATATAATTTGGTGTCTAAATGTATTCCTCCAAGTATAGCCGCAGGAAGTATTTATTTAACCTGTAGTCTTTTAAATATTAATATTTCTAAAAGAGACATCTCAACACAATGTAAAATATCCGAGGTTACAATTAGCAAGTGTTATAAGGAACTTTTGAAATATCATAGACATCTTCTACCAGAGGAGATTACGAAAAAATTGTATTAATTTAATTTATTTTTAATGAGTTTAAACTTAAATAATAATTTCAGTAGTATTAATATTAAATAATGAATCAACAGATATATTTATTTGCCACAGTGTTTCTTTCAGTAGCTGTAGTTTTTCTCTTCTATCAAAATGTAAAAATGGAAAGAAGATTTAATCGCGAATTACAGGGAATTACTAGTAATATGCGAGAAATGACTCAAATGATAGCCTTAAACAATGATATTTCTGCTTCAAGAGAAAATTCACCAGTAAATAATAATGAACATCCAAAAATGGTAATAAACGAAAAAAACGAACAGAATCCAAATATAATTTTGGCAGAACCAGAAGTAACACCTGGTTTAGTTACAGAAATGAGTAGTTTAATGAGAGACTACTCAGAGTTTAATGAACCGCAGTTAGTTCCAGATATAGTTCCAGAATATTCTATTCAAGAAGAATTATTAGAAACTGAATTAACAGAAGAGAAATATGATTCAATAAGTGAAGACCTTAAGAGAGAGATTGAAGAATTAGAAAAACGCGATTCAAGCAGTGAATGCTTAGACGAAATAACTGAATTAGTAAACACTGATGTCCAGGAATTAAATGAAATCGATAATACTGAAGGTTTAGAAGTCCAGGAATTAAATGAAATCGATAATACTGAAGGTTTAGAATTAGGAGAATTAGACGAAGAATTAGAAGAACTTAGGACTTTTGATGAAAGTGCCCTTGAACAATTAAATCCCAGTGAAGAATACAAGAATATGGTAGATGATATTATAGCAACAGCAAGTGAAGCCGAAAATAATAATGAAATAGAGGATTCTAAAGGAAGTTGGGATGGTAGTGTAGATATAACAGATGAAGGTGTTTTTGTTGAGTTAGATAATACAAGAAAGTCCATTGACCAATTAAGTGTAAAAGAACTTACTTACCTCTGTAAAATGAGTGGATTAAAATCAAAAGGTAAAAAAGCAGATTTAGTCTCTAGATTTATTGATTATAGCACCCAGAAAAAAAATACATTCTTCTTAGAAAGTAATTAAAAATATTAAAAAAATATATTGTCTATTTATAAATGAATTTATTTAAAAAGCAAAATAACTATTGGTTGTATATAATAATTTTTGTAGCATTACTTTTATTATCATTACTAGTAGATGTAGCACTTTATTTTACTACACATTTTGAAAAAGAAATTACTGTTAGTAACAAATATGTAAGAACTACAAGACGTTCTGCGAGATATCATTTGGTAGACCAAAAAGATGAGAATTATAGAGTAAATAACTTATGGTTTAAGGGAGATTTCAATAGAGGAGACGATTATGGTTTATTAAAAGAAGGAAACACATATAAAGTAAAAGGATATGGTATTAGAGTACCAGTATTGAATATGTATAAAAATATTTACAGTGTCGAGAAAGTTTAATTTAATTAGTTTCTATTTTTTTTTATTTGTATATATTATACAATATGTCTACCTGCTACAAATCCTCAAACAATAAACACTTTAATGCTCCACCAAGAATGTCCGATGGAAGACATTTCACTGATTACAGACCTAGTTATGAATTAAATATGAAAATTAGCAACGATAATGAACTCGACGATAGTTACACCTACCGTCAGTTTTTAATCGATAACGCCGAACAGCTTATGGATGTTAACAAAAAACATAGTTTTATGATGAACGGAAACACAGAATGTGTAATGCCTTATGCTCAGGGAACTATGCTCCCAGAAGCACAGAAAATGGTTTGCGATATGAAATCATGTAAAGTAGTTGATAACTACGAAAATGGTATTGGTATGGGTCGTGTCTATTCCCAAGACTCCAGCGCATCTTGCCTAGCACCACTCACAGAACCTGAAATGAAAACCTCAGGAAATCTCTGTGCTCCAAACTCTGACTTAGCAAATTACTATCCAGTCTCAAACGAAGCAGTCAATAACGCTGTTCGCGTAGCTGTTCCAGGAGCTGGTGAAGTATTAAGTGGTGGTGATCCAAATGTTGTCGCCTAAGTTTTTTTTAGTACAATTTTGAAAATTGATTTAAAAAGATGTCTGTACAAATATGTACAAACAATTCTGTACATAATACTATTATGATTTTACTTAGTGAAGAACTTGAATTTGAATTGGTAGATAGATTTAACGTCAAAATTAACGACTATTATAATGATGTATATAATAAATTTATTGAATATTCCAAAGACTCATGTGCTAGGGAAAAATTGAAGATTTTGGCTAGTAAAAACCCATACCTAAAAAAATTAGGAAGGTTGCGTAAGGATACTAAAAGGCAAAAAATCCAAAAATTACGAGCTAAACTTTGTGAACTACTGAATAATACTGATATTTCAAAGAAATTTAATCTAGAAGAAAAAGAGTTTCTATACAAGTACTGTATTGAGAAAACTAGAGGACTTTATAAGCATGCTCAGGCGTACAAAACTGGTTTTTGTAATCAGCAAATAATTACTGGATATTCAGAAGAAGATTCTATATCCGTGTGTTTTTCTAAAAATACTCTTGAAGCAGGCGACCAGTGGCTACATCGTTTGATGAAGGAACTTGACCATAGATTTCCAAAAATAAAATTGGATGATAAAGTAATGGTTATTAACTCTAAAAAAAATATTCTAAATGGGAGTATATTAAAGGACAATGCCACACATTGTAAAAACTATAATGAAGCTTGGAAATTGTTAAAGAAATCTACTAATCAATTTAAAATTATATTCATGTGTAGTAACAGTACAAGAATATCAGATGTATTAGAACTATGCGAAGATTTTATGAATCTTCGTGAGGGTTATCGTAAGTTGAGAATTTTTCATGATGAAGCTCATAATACGAAGGAGGGTATTCCAGCACATAGGACAGTTATTGAAAATATTATAATTAAACCCAACGTAATCTCTTATCAACCTATTACAGCAAGTAAAAACAGTATTTGCGATGAAGAAAACCCACTTTGGTTGAATGAAAATTTGGAGAAGTTTGCAGTGGATTTTACTGATTTTGATCAGACTAAATCAAATGACCCAAAATACTCTAGTATTCAAGAAGCTAAGTATATTAGATTTGAAGGTCTTATTGATAATGGTTGGCAGGATTACGGTATAAATAGTGTATCTCGGGATGAATTCATTACTGTAACTGACGAGTACAAAGATAATGAACCAGAAAATTTTACAGAAGATGACTATCGAGATATTGACCGAAGACGTGAATTGGAATTTTGTCAATTTATGAGATTTAACAGAGAAATTCAGGCTATGAACAATGGTATTAATTCTTTGAATTTGAATACCATTTGTGGTATGGAATTGTTTCAATCAGGAAGATTTAATATTCATATTATGTCAACACCAAATAGAAAGGTTATCTCATACAAACTAGCAAAAATTGCTGTTAATATGCCATATAAACCAAATGTGTTAGGTATTTATGGAAATCAAGGAAATAAATTTCACTTATTCACTCCTGAAAATACCAATTGCGTAAGTGTAGATAAGTATATGGGTGAAGGTGAATTTAATGAGAAACTTCATAGGTTACTTGAACACATGAAAACGAATGAGATGGATACTAATCGACCATTTATAATTATTGGTAACTATACACCTACTGGTGAATCATTGTCATTCGTTAATTATAAGTATGGTACTATCAGGAGTGTTATTAGACTTATTTCAACTAACTCAGAGGAAGATTACCAAGCTGCTTGTAGAGGCAATTATATGACATCAAAATTTGAAGAGGAAAATCGTGAATGGACTAAACCAGAAAAATATCTTATTGGTCCTAGAGCATTTATTAATAATGCAGAGGAATATGAGAAGGAAAATGATGATAGAATTGATGAACTTAATAGGACTACAGCAGATGATGAAACTAAACAAGTGGTTTTTCCACCAAGTAGTCCAAAAGGGGATGATAAGGGTACAAAATCTATTCCAGTGAGAATCACTGTTGATTTAGATGACCCTAGATACCCTAAATTGATGGAAATTGCTACAAAAGAGGGCAAGAGGACAAAAAAAGAAAAAAGGAAATTTATGAAACTATTAAAAAAGGCTATAGATGATAGTGAAAGTGATTTTGAATTCAATGATCCTACTGGTAAATTTAAGTTCCCTTTAGTTAGTGATAGTGATAGTGATAGTGATAGTGATAGTGATAGTTACACATTAAACCAGTTCAGGTGTTATCAGAGCACTTCAAAAACTCCTGAGAAAGGTGTTTGGAAGTTTTTGAACTATAAAAACCATCACGAAACAAAATCTGGATTTATAAATAATACTTCAGCACATTTACCAGGAATGTGTGAAATTTTAACATGTGCTGATAAATACATTTTGAGAAGTGAAACTGGTGAAATACTTGAGAAAAATCCAAAAAATATATGGTGGTTGAGTTACAAGTATTAAAAATCAGAATAATATCCAATATATTTTTTATTTTCTACTATTATACTATAATTATAATGGAACCATATACAGCATGGAGAAAACAATTATTTAGTTTCACAATGTGTGATGGAGCAGTTGAACAAAAAACAGATGGAAATATTACCGTTCGTGGAAAAACAAACGAACCAGGTAAATTAGTAATGTATTGGGCGGCAAATCCAGCTCACAAAAATTATAGTTTCTCAGGAAGTGGATTACCATTCGCTTCTCCAGAACAGGCCTTTGATAGAAGTCCCAATGTTGGAGCGGTTAAAGCTGACGCTGATGGTAATTTTGAATTCAAAGTTAGCAGTCCAAGTGCTTATTATGTAGGACTCGGTTCACTTTACGTTCCACCACAAGTTCATATTAAGGTTTGTGGAAGTTCCAGAGAAGGCACATTTGATACAATCCAGGTAGGTGACGGAATACCTTATAGAACACTTACAAGTCCAGCACCTCCAGGAAAGAACCCTAGAGATTCACCTCTATTCTATAAAATGAAACTACCAATTAGAGGTCAGGAAAACATTCTTAGAAGTTCAGGGTTCAATCCTAGTCAAGGTGTTCCTGATAATTTCTGGGGATTAAAACCACCTAATTAATTTCATTTCATTTCATTTCATTTCAAGTGTTTTCTAAATGTGAATGAAAATCTTTCTTCTTTAACACGACGCTCTACTGGAATCTCATGTAGAAATTCATTTTGAAAATTATTTTTCATTTGTATTATAGACCCACTGGTCAATGGTATGTCACTTACAATTTTTCTAGTTTTTTTTTCTCTTATTCTAAATTTACGAGTGGCACCATATGATATAGCAACTACACCAGATTTATCTAGATTTTTTTCATCATCACTATGTGCTGAAATATAATCATCTCCAGTTTTATACAAATTCACAAGTATTCCATTATATTCGGCATTATATTTTTCATTTACAATATCCAGTAATTTAGATAAACGATCACCTAGTAATTTTGACTTTGCTAATTGACCAGAATAATAATATCCTATGCTTTCATCACTAAAGAAACCTACACATCGCCTCTGCCGACATATTTTATCATAAACTTTTATCTGGGGATATTCTTCTAACTTATCGCGAATATATTCAACACATTCTTCCAGTAATAGGGTGTTTTGAAAATTATCTACCTCTAAGAATGATTGTTCGGTCTCTAAAATCATATTTAATTACAAAAAATATTATAAAAATATTATAAATCAATTTTAAATAGTTTTACTAGTAAGATAATTAATAGACATTCTAAGAAAATGAAAACTATTACTCAATACATTCTTTAAACTATCTTTTAATGAATTTTCATCTATTAGTGAATTATCTTGATAATCATTTCGTATTTCATAATTAAATCTTTGTGGTTCGCTCATATATTTGTATTCATTACTATCTATCATATGATATCCATTTTGCCTACTTTGAAACATACTACTTTCAACAATATTTCTAGGTCTTGACGATTCCCTAATTTCTATTGGTTTAGAAGCCATATAATTATTTGTTTCTTGTGGATACCCTTCAGCATCTTCAAATTCTGCGTCACTTTCACAATCTATTTCTTGATTTTCTTCACTAGTTTCGTATTCAGTATCTTCTTCAACTACACAATCGTTTATTTTCATTTCTAGATTAGCAGATTTCTCATTACTATCACTACTTTCATTAATAGATAGATTAAATTGAAGTTCATTATCATCTGTTTCATTACTAAATTCTTCCGATTCTTTAATACTTCGGTGTTTAAACAATTGTGTGCTTTTGAATTGATTACTACCATATAATTTTTTACTATTTACCATAGGAAGAGGTTTAGAAAAGGAAATATCCATTAAGGCATTTTCATCTTCCATTACTTCATCAGTATTGAACCAATCATGATTAAATAACGCTTCCCAAGATATTCTACGATTAGGATCTCGGCGAAGTAAGTTTAGTAATAAATCTCTACATTCACTAGATAAACTATTCTTTGGAAGAGTAACTGCTTTCTTTTTTATGTTAGTCATTAAATCTATCATATTCTTTGCCTTATAAGGCGTAGTTCCGAAGAGTAGTTCAAAGAAAATAACACCAACACTCCATAAATCACTCTTGTTGTTATAACGTTTCTTTAACATAATTTCAGGTGCCATATACATAGGAGAACCACATAATGTATTTAACATATGTTCATTATCTGTATATCTAGCAAAACCAAAATCAGTAATAACTAAACTACCCTCCTCTGCTACTAAAATATTCTGTGGTTTAAGGTCACGATGAAGAATTTGTTTGTCGTATAAATATTTTAACCCATCTACTAGTTGTCGCATATATTTTTTCGCGTATTTTTCTTTTAGTGCCTTACCATTTAGGAACTTAGCAAAATCTCCTCTGGGAAAGTAGTCAATTACTAAATATATGTTTTTTTCATCATTATCAAAGAAAACTTCGTGAAGTTTTATTATATTTTTATGGTTAAGGTTTTTCATAAGGGTAAATTCACGTTTTATACTATCGCGTATCTTTTCTAGATTTTCAAATGATATCTCTTTGATAGCATAGTATTTTCCAGTGTCCTTATGTTTACCCTTATATATTGTGGAAAAAGCACCTTTACCTATCCTTTTCCTAGTAAATATATAATCTCCAAGCACAAATTCGGACATCCTCTAAAATAACTATATATAAATTATTGCTAAATATATTATTTAAATAATAACTAACTACTTTTATAAATGAATAGATTAAAAACAGAAGAATCTAAATTAAGGGATGACCCTCCTGAAAATATAAGTGCTGGACCAGTAAATGGCAATTATTATCGCTGGTCGGCAACTATTTTAGGACCAAGTAACAGTCCATATCAAGGAGCAATATTTCACCTAGATATTAGAATACCTGAGGGTTATCCTTTTAAACCTCCAAAAATTAAGTTTGTTACTCCTATTTTTCATCCAAATATTAATAAGACTGGGGATATATGTTTAGACACAATAACTACTAATTGGACACCAATTATGAGTATAGGAAAACTATTATTAGGTATATGTAGTCTTTTAACTGACCCTAATCCTGATGACCCTCTAGAACCAGATATAGCAGATTTATATAAGCGTAACAAAACGGAATATAATAAAAGAGCTAGAATATTTACATTAGAAAATCAAAAATAATTAAATATTTCCTAATATATTTTTTTTTGTATTACTATATTATAAAAAATGAAAGGAGCTATGAAATCAGTTAATAAAACAATGAAGAAAGTAATGAAAAACAAGATGTTAATGTATGGAGCATTAGCTGTTGTAATCGGTTTATTATTAGTAGGATTAGTTATGTGTATGAGAAAGAGAGAAGGGTTTTTCAACCCTAAAGCATATGAACAAGGTTATGAACAAGGTTATGAACAAGGAAGGGATAATGTTATACAAGAAATGGCATTAGAAGCTGAAACAGACCCTACAAATGTGACAGGTGGACAAGGAACTGGACAAGGAACTGGACAAGGAACTGGACAAGGAACTGGACAAGGAACTGGACAAGTGGATATGAATACCTCATTGACTACCCCAATGACTACCTCATTGAATACCCCAATAAGTGCCACAATGAATGCCACAATGAATGCCCCAATGACATCATTACCTAACTAATGATTTATATAATTTTTCTTTAGCTTTATCTAGGTAAATTTAAATTTATTCTGGAAAAAAAATATTATATTATATTACCAACAAATGAAGATGAATATGAAAAACTTAAAAAAAATGCTAAGTCCAAAAAACTTAGCAAAAAACTCCGAGAGCCTTCTTATCGCTCTACTTGTAGTAGTATTAGTTGTTTTAGTAGTTGTATATGTAATGAAGAGTCGTGAAGGTTTCGAATCACAGAAAGCATACAACTTATACTTCTTCCACGTTGACTGGTGTGGTTACTGTAAAAAAGCAAAACCCGAAGTAGCTAAACTCGAAGAAGAATTAGCTGCTAACAATAACAAAGTAGGAAAAGTTGAAGTTAATCTCGTATCAGTAGATGCCGAAGAAAACACAAAACTCGCTTCACAGCACAATGTCAAAGCTTACCCAACAGTAGTTTTAGAGAAGGCCAATGGAGAAACCGTTGAATTAGAAAAAGCCTGTACATACGATAATCTTAAAGAACTTATTGAACAAAATGCTTAAGAAGTATATAATCATTAATGACTAATAATCCACAAATTACAATTACACCTAATAGTCTTTTAGTCCAAATATTACAATAATTTTTTTTATTATTATAATCAGCATTTTTAATAGTAATATTAATCTGATCTAGACTCCTAACAATGGCATCTACTGATGCCTGCCTTTCTAAATTCTCGTGATCCTGTAATTGAATATAGGTATCTTCAAATATATCACTAGGTGGTGTTTGTAATAAATCTCTAGGAGGAGGAAGCGGTGGTGGTAAATTAAGAAAATCATGATTCGTCACTGATGCTTCCGTCACTGGATTCTCCTGATTCTCTAGATTCAGGATTATGTTCCTCTTCTTGTGTATTTCGTCTCGCATTAGAGTGTTCATTTTCTAATTCTATTTCTTGTTGTTTCCTTAAGCGCTCTTTTTCCTTTAATTTATCTATAAATTCTTGAGTAGCAGTATATGCCATATCAAATATCATTTTCCTCTTTTCCTTAGATAACTTAAAGTCTAGCATTGACTCTCTATTTTCAATTAATACCATATTATCCGAATATCTTTCAATTAAATCGTTTTCATTGACTTTTAATAGAGTTCCAAGAATACATACTGTATAATTTAATAAATTATCTATTTTATCAGGAGGGGGATCCTGTTTTTTAACATACATTCCTAGAGTTTCATCTAAATCAAAATTTTTAATAGGGAAATTATCAATTAATGCCCCATCAACATATAAACAACCTTTCCATTCTACTGGAGTAAAGTAAAATGGTATAGTTCCACTCATCTTCACTCCCAAATATACGGGAAGGTCAGGGTAATTCTCGTGATTTATATATTCTACACATTCACGAGTAATATTGGTAGAAACAACTACTAAAGTCTTATTAGTTTTAGAATATAATTCACTAAAAGTAATATCTGGGTTCCCCACTTTCTTCTCAATTAAAAGTTTAATTAATTTAGTAACCTTTTCCCCATTATCTACACCAAAATTAGAGTAGTAATCCAATAATAAATCAGTGTCTATACTTGATACTTTTATATAGTCTAGTCCTATTAATAATTCAAATATTTCATTCGGGGTATATCCTAGTGTCATAGTTAGTGCTATAAAACTTCCAGCAGAAGTCCCTGCAAATGTATTTACTTGAGATAAATCGAAATTTTGTTCTATACATCGTAAAAATCCTGTGTGTCCTATAATTCTTGTTCCACATCCACTAAATACTAGTGTTCGTAATTTCATATTAAATACAATATAATTATATTCTTAAAATAATAATGGATAATTTTCATAATTTCAATACCCCTATGTTAAATATAGATGAGTTACATGAAAAAGAACAAGAAAAGACTAAGAGAAAATTTGAGGTTTATAGAAAAATTCTAGAGAAATGCCATAATAAAATAAGAATAACTGCCCAAAATGCTAATAATAATGGGTATTGTTTGTATCAGGTGCCCAAATATACATTTGGAGTTCCATTATACGATACTAAATCTTGTATTATGTTCCTAGTATCAGCGTTAACTAAGAATGGATTTGAAGTTAAATACACCCATCCAAATCTTTTGTTTGTTTCTTGGATAAATAAAACTAGTAGGAGCACATTAATGATAGAAGACTCCCAACAACAACAATCTAGTAGTTTCTCTAATACTAGTAATAATTCACCATCTAACAATGTGGTTTCAAATGTTTTAGATAATTTTAAACCTGAGAATAAAATACTGTTCAACACAAAAAAAATAAATACGGTAGATGAAAAGTTGGCCAAATTACTAGGTAATTAATTGTTGAATACTAAAGAATTAGCATTATTTAATTTTGTAGCATTTTTAACAACTACCTTTGAAATACTTTCTAATAAAAGAAGGAAGAAGACACCAAATATAACAAATAGAATTAGGTCATAAATATTGGTCATTTCATTTTTCTCTTCTGGTTTTTTTGAATCTCTAGTTTCTTCGCGATCATTTAATTTTTCTAATAATAAGTTTAATTTAACATCTAAATCAGATATCTTTTCATTCATATCGTCCATTTCACACTGAACCTTTTCTTTAATTACTGGTTTAGATTTAACCTTCTTTCTCTTAACTGTGTAATTGCGTTCTTCTGGTTCTGATTCGCTATCTTCGTCTTCGTCAAATTGCTCAGTTTGAACTATTTCTACTCTAGGTTCTGGTTTCTTTTCAAAATTGGCAAATCCTTCGACTAAATTATCGGCTTCGTAACTGAAGTCATTTAATAAAGCATCACCTACAGTATCTTCTGGGGTATATTTTTTCTTTAATTTTTTTTCCTTTTTACGAGATTTCTTTGTTTTGCTCATATTCATTTCTTGAACAAAAGAATTTCCATATACTTCGCATAATTCACTTCCTAGTAAACTCATATTAATATTAAATTAGATATTAATAATTTGAAAATAGAAATAAATTAAAGTGGAACTATCATTCCTGAATATAAATTCTGTAATTTTTTTGAGGTTTCGGTGACTATCCAAATCCAGGGTTTTAATGGTAAATATAATATATAGAATATCCAACCGAGAACCTCTACAAAAAATTTATAAGATGATTCTCTTCCTTCTTTTCTTTCTTGTAGTTGTTCCTCAAATAATTCGGTTTTATTTTCTT